TATTTAAAACAATCTTTTGTCCAGATACAACTTTAAGAGTTGACTGTGGTGGAATAGGTGCATCTTTTACAATATGAAATGCTTTAAATATTGTTATCGTACCAGCTGCACTTCCATCTGCTGCACTTGAGTTTTGTGCATATGTAAATGTAGTTGCACCAGTTCGTGTAATTTTATATATTCCATTAACATAGTTTGTTGTAGAACCAGTTACATTTACATACATACCAGTTTGTAATCCGTGTGCAGTACCACAAGTAACCGTTGCAGTATCACTTGATGACACAACACTAGTTATTGTCCCTAGTGTTGCACTAGTGTCTTGAAGATATGCAGTTGCAGTTATTGCTGTATCACCAGTATTAGCTGCATCTAATTCAATAAGAATTGAATTTACTCCAGAACCATTGTTTGCAGTATAAACTGTTTGTGGGCCTGTTAAAGAGTCAGTTGCATTTGACTGATAATATTCTCCAGCAGAACTTACACTTACGAATGAATTTTTAAAATTATTTGCCATTTGTGTTTCTCTCTATTATTTATCCAAGTGCAACTGCGACTGCAATCGCAAACCCTTGTGTTGTTGCAGCTGTTGATTGTGAAGTTCCATCAGCAAATGTTAATGCACCAGAACTTAATGTTACACCAGCAAAGGTGCTACTACCAGCAAATGTATTATTACCAGTAAAAGCAATATTTGCAGTTCTGTCAAATGCAACAGCATTTAGTGCTACTATAGCTTCTACTAAATCTGTTGAAGATGCAATAGTACCAGTTGCAGCCAGTAAGTCTGCAATATCACCAACATCATTTGCAGTTGAGTTAAATGTCGTTCTGAAAGTTTCAAACGAATTTGATGCTAGTACACTTCTATCAGCCATTACTCTTCTCTAATATTTGTTTCATCATACTTTTCATTTCGTGCATTTCCGATTTAATAGTATTTATCTCACGAACTGCATTTCTTAATTCATCTCTTTGTTTTTGTGCTTCCATTCTAATTTTTCTACTTTTATTAAATGCACTTTCGTCTGTATTTAATATTGCACCAGAGTAAGTATCTCTAACTAAATAGTCTTTATCTTTTACTTTTAATTCTGACATAATTTATCCAGTTGCAACAACCCTTAATCTTTTTATGATTGGTGGGTTAGTAGAATCTGTTCCTCTCATTCTTATTTTAATTTGGAACGCATTAAAGTCTGCAAGGTCTTTCGCAGAGTATTCGTGTTCTATAAAGTCATCTCTTGTAGTAGATGAGTTAGTAGTAATATCTGGTTGTCCATTCGTATTAAAGAAAGTATAACCAACATCATTAAAGTCTGATGAATCATCTGTTCTTAATGTTTTAAACATCACATCAATAGTTGATGTTGCTGGTCTGACTGCATCAAATTTAACATTTATCTGATTAGCTGCACTCTTCATCTGAACTTGTCGTGTTAGATATATTGCTTCTAAACTATCACCCTCTGGTTCAGTTGCTGGAACAAATAACGAGGTCGGATAAACATCTGATGAACTTTGAATATTATTAATTCTATGAGTTACAGCAGCAATAGATGCTCTATCTAAATCAACGACTGGTGTTAAGTTATCAAACTCTGAAGTCATTGTCAAAGTTAAGAAGAAAGATTTAGATGAGTTCAATTCATTTGTTTCATTAATAGTTGATGCAACCATTCTTGGTACATCATAATAATAGTTTCTACCTAATACTATCGGTCTAGATGCACTAGTAGATTGTAGATTAAATGATGTTTGTGAACCATCAACAGATGTTGCAGTTGTTGTTCTGATGTTTGCAGTAATTTTTGTATTAGGATATTCAACATTACTTACAAGTGGTTTCATAACATCCATCATTGCATTTTCAGTTGCAACAGTTGTAGTACCACCAAACTTAATACCAGCAGTTGCATTTGTGGCTGTTGTTGCAGTTGCAGTTTGAGTTGCAGCTGTGTTTGCAGTTGTAATTGTGTATGAATCTATCCCTACATTTTGGACTGATGTATGAGTTCTATTAATCTGGTCTAATGGTATTCCATCTATTTCATATAGTTCAATAGCAGCACCAGAAGTATGTGCAATCGCACCAGTAGGTCTTGTTATACTGGTTACAGAAGAGCCAGAAATAGTACCACTAAAGATTTCATCTTCTCTTATTGCACCAGTAGTTGAATCTCTTGGAACTGTAATTTTTAATCTTACTGAACCACTGCCTGGAAACCCAGTATTACTAGTTAGTGTAAGTGAAGTATCTGAAGCACCAAAAGCACCGTTAATGGTTGTGTTAATTCCAGAAGACACACCACTTATTGTAACATTATTTGATGTTGAATACATATGGTGATTTCTATGTGTAACTTTTACTACACCAGAACTCGCAAGTGATTCTAATGGATTTTCTTTTAGTGTTCTGTCTTCTGTTGGTGCATTTGTTAATACTAGATTTGATGTTTTACTTGTATCAAATTTTGCACGATAAATCGTAAACTTAATATCTTCATCTTGATATGCGTTCCAAGTTCTATTGTTTTGTGATTTAAATAACACACCAAGATATGGTTGGTCGTTTACAATCGTTCCACTATCAATATCTGCATCACCTAATTTAGAAATCCATAACTTATAATCTCTTGAATCTGTTTTGATAACTAATGCATATTCACTATGGTCTGCAACATATATTGGTGATTCAAATTCAAATGTTGTAGCCACAGTTGCATCGTCTGATAATAATATTTCAGAGGACTCTAGTGTTTTAGATGCGAGTGGTAATAGTTTTTCTGTTGGATAACCATCTCTCATTTCTCTAATTTGGATGGTTACTGGAACTCTTTCATCTTTTTCTTGGAAAAATAAATCTACTTTTGTAATGAATTCACCACCAACACTATCAACGATAAATGATTGAGCAAGGGGATCCCAAGGTTGTATTAATGTTCTACCTCTGTGTTGAAAACTTCTTGCCTCAAAAACTTCTTCTTGGAATAATTGTCCGTTTCTTGTTCTCGTAACAGTTTCTTCAATAGTGTTCAAGAAACCTCTTGCAGTGTAAATACCTTCTGCATATGTTTCAACACCCTCTAAATTAACATCATCTGCTTCATTTATTTTAGATGAAGTTAATCTGAATTGTCTTTCACCAGTTTTAAATGCTGGATTGCCTGGAGCATTAGGGTCTGGAATAGTAAAGACACCACTTATTGAACCAGTAGGGCCTGTGATAAATACAGAACCATCTTCGCCAGGTGGTAATAGTTTCTGAACAGTTCCACTTTCTGGAGTCTGTGTTCTTGTTCCAGTAAATAAATTATAAGTAATCTGAAGAACAGAATCTCTCATTTCCTCTTGTCTACCAATATTACCTGGCGTTACTGCACCAACTGGAGGAACTATACCATCTATACTTGCACTTGGATTTGTTAAGTTTTGATGTTGAACAACAGAACAGAATTGTGTTAAATCAATATTGGTTGTCGCATCTGCATTGAAGAATTCTACACCATATAATCTGTGTCCAGCACAAGTATGAATGGGGTCTATTGCTCTTTCAATTTGGATTCTCCAAAACTTCTCACCTTGAATATTTGGGCCAACTACACCTTCAGCTGCAGTTGTAAAGTCATAAGTATAAAATGCGTTACTTCCTCTTGCAATATTAATTGTAGTATGTAATGAAAACTGTCCTACTGTATTAAATCCATATTCAGAATCAGAACTCATAATCTTCGCAACATAGTCATTTGCTTGGTCTGTGTTATCATAACCAAATCTAATTTTACCTACAGCAGTCCAGTTTGGAGTTTCTGGTAAAGTGATAGTTGTTAATGTACCACCAGGCTTACCACCATCTGGAACACAGAATGGGCCTATAAATTGTCTATCAAAGAAAGGATAAACTCTTGTTTTAGGTTTCATTTTAGATGCTCTAAATGTTACATTTCTAGAACGAATAAATGGAACTACATCTTGTCTAATTAATTCATTACCGATTGGTTTATGTTCGTTAACTTCGGTTACAAAAGTTCTTGTACCAGTTCTAGTTTGGTCTGTTAAAACTAATTCCCAAAGACCACCTCGTCCCCAACCAGAAGAGGTTGTTCCGATAACACCAGATGAAATAGTTTCCCAAGCATTCCAAATAGTACCTAATGCATCTTCTCCACCAGCAGCTTGTAATATTTGGTCAAAGTTACCTTCTAAGTTGATTACAATCTGTGGAAGTTTATTTACTTCAAACCACTCATCACCAGATGGGTCTAACTCTAATACACCAACCCAAGTAAAGAAAAATGCAGCTTGAGCACTTTCTACTCTAGTTGCAAATTTGTTTTCAACAGTTGCAACAGAAGTAAATGGTAACATACATTGGTCACCAATTTTAGAATAACCATCATTTGCTCTTGCAGTAGAAGTTGTATTTTGTTCTATGAGTGCTACATTTTTCATAGAGTATTTTGGTCTTAATGTTTTGTTTTCATAATCTATTGAACAACTATAATCTTGGTGAGATACATCACCAGTTTTATGTCCAGTAAAATTATCAACAACAAAACCAGATTTAAATCTATCAAATCCGTTTGCATCTAATACTTGGAAGTTTTCTGTTTCTGCTTCTAATAAGTTAAGAGTTGTATAATCTTCTAATCGTTCAATTCTATTTTCTAAACGACCAATATCTCTCATTGTAAATCTATTATTTTTTTGTATTCTTAAAAATATATCTTGTTCTGGTTCTTTAACATAAGGTTGCATTAATACATCAACTATTTTCATAGCTTCATTTTCTGCAAGTGGTTTAGGTGGTTCTGTTATTTCTACTTCAACATCTAAACCTTCTTTGACTACAAACTCCATATCTTTAGTTAAGAACACACTATCTGTTCTACCTACATAAAAATCTAAATCATATTGGAAGTTAGAATTATCTTGTGGAATATTTGAAACTATTGAACCAGATGCAGAAAAGTTTCTTTGTGCAAAATTAAATGTAAAAGAATCTACTCTCTCAGTTGATAAACTTTGTGAGGATGTTGTATGAGGAGTTAGTGTGGAAGCATTAGCAACAGTCGGTCTGAAATCTATTGAGTCGTGTAATAAGAATCTACCTCTAGGTTGTCTTTGTTCTGTGTCTACTCTTGTTGCAAGATATGTTGGTATTTCTTTGTAATCTATATTTGAATATGAATCCACATTAAAGAAATCACCAGTACCGTGAGTAAAATGGTCACACACAATTAGTAGTTTACCGATAGGAACATCAACATTTGTTTTTCTAATTATTCTAGAAATATCATAGTATGAATCTCTCATACCATCATCTAGAACAAAATTATTTGTAACTACTGCATCACCAGCAGTTACAGTGGTTGTTGTACCAGTTGCACCACTTGTTAAACCAGTAAATGTTTCACCATCAGAAAAGTTTGTAGTAGATAATAAAACATAAAAGAAAGTAGTTGGGCCTGTATTAATAAGAGAACCTATCGCACCACTAGTTGAACCTTTTATTCTTTCACCTTTAGTGAATGTACCAGCTGAAACCGTACCAGTAAATTGTGGAACTACTGGGTCGGTGGATGAATTTGCAGATTCATATATTGCTCTTATTTTATAAACATCACTTCTACCTAATGAAATTTCTTTATGATGTGCAGATGTACCATATTCAGCACCACCACCAACTCCATTATTGTCTACAATAACTAAGTGAGCAGGATTGTTTATTTTATTTTTTTGTTGTGCAGAAGTTTTAGTTATTGTTGCAGTAACTTTTACTACACAATCTGAAGATGTTCCGAAAACAGTTGTGTCTGTAAATGTTGCAGTTTTAGAATCACCAGCAAGAACAGCTGAAGTCATATCGTCAATATCTATAACATCACCATCATTACAACCTCCAGAACCATCATCTAAAACACTAATTAAATAATTTGTATTAGATAATGCGTTAAATGTTTCATTAGTCCCAGCAGTTATTACTATTTGTCCAGATGCATTTGATGTAACAATAAATTGTTTTTTAAATGTATATGAAGTTTGTGATACACCATCGTTGTCAACAGTTAACATTGATTTTGCATATTTTTTTACTGTTTTTCTTAAAAGAATATTTTTATTTACATCATTAATTTTTGTTCTTGTTCTAACTGCACCAACACTTGTTACATTTGAAGAGATTAAAATTACTTCTGCAACACCAGCACTAGCACCATCTGTGTTAGCAACACCAGAGTTAACTGGATATGTGCCTGTGTTATTACCAGTTCTTGTTAATGTTGCTTTACCATTATATCCGTTATCTGCGTGGTCTTTAAATACAACCGTTCTACTTCCAGAACCACTTAATATTGAACCAGTAGTTGCAGTGAACGCTCCAGTTGCAGTAAATGTTGCAGTACCAGTGCTTTCAGTTGTTGCAGAAGTTGTAACAACTGCACCACCTTGAATACAAAAGTAAGTTGCAGTAGTATTATCTGTTACACTTTCAATAACAATTTTTTCTGTTGCACTATTAGCACCAGTTGGAACTTCTAAAACATCACCAGCTCTTAACTCAGTATTAAATAAAGTGTTTTGTCCGACTAAAGTATCTGTATTTCTTGTGAGTGATACTGTACCAGTTAAATTAAATCTACTTTGCATAACACAATCAGCACTGAAGTTTGCTTGGTTTGAATCATCATCATTCATAAAGATTTGTCTTACTTGACTTATATCAAATGACTCTACTGCACTGATTGTTAAATCTGTTGTTGTTCCGTTTTCGTGTACTAATTCATCTGATTGAGTTGATGCACTTGATTTTGCTTTCTCACCACTTGAGAATATACCATTAACATTTGTAAGATAAACTGCATCAGAACTAACAGAGTGAACAAATCCAGTTGCACCAGAATTTGCACCAGTTATTTTTGCACCAGCAGCAAATTCAGATGTAGTTACAACTCCACTAAAATCTATCTCTGTAAACATTTTAATATCAAATAATCCAAGATTAAATTGTGAATCATTATCTGCACTATTTGATAAAAAGTCGGTTACTGTGGAATTGTTTGCAGCTGTATCAAAACTTCTTGCTCTTGCAACACCAATTTTTCCACCATCTTCTGTTAGAATACTATCCGTTTCTGTTCCTCTTGCAGGCCCACCAGTTGTACCAGTTGATTTTGATATTGTAAAGTTATCGTGAAGTGAAACTTCCATAAATGGTTCATCAATAGAACCTGGCGTTTCTGGACTTATGTCTGGAGAACCAAACACATTTTCAACAACGATTGTATTACCAACTTCAACTGGTGTGATTGCATTATCAACATTTTCAGTTGTTCTTGGTTTTCTTATATCAATAAATGTTGGGTGACTTTTTTCTATTTCATAACCAGCAACATATGCTTTACCTGGCGTTAAATGTAAAGTAAGTAAATCTTCTGAGGCTGCGTTTCCACTATCAGTTGTAGTTCCAGATTCAAACACACCATTGTTAAGACCATCATCTAAAGTTTCTCTAGCATCTGGTTTAAAATCTCTAACAATGTAGTGTCCAGATTCGTCATAAGTTCTTCTTGCAAGTGTTTCACCTAATACTGCATATTCTGTATTTCTAGATGCAGATAAAACATTACCAAGATTAACTCTCATAATCTCAACAAAGTTTGTATCATTAGTATCTGTTAAAGATAATTTTGCAAGTGTTAATGAAATTTTTAATCTATGAGCACCAGCAGCGTTTTCATTTGATGTACCAGTTGCGTTATCATATAATGTAGTATCTTCTTCTGGAGTTACCAAATCCTCTGTAACTGTAAAACCAATTCTATAAGATGGTGTATTACCATACTTATCTAAAACTAATGTTTGTTCTGAAACATTTACAAAATGACCTCTAACAAAATATGTACCAGCTGCAACAGTTACTGCTGAACCAATCGCAGTTGCATCTGATGATTGAATAGTTAATGATTCTTGACCAGCAACAAAAGAACCGATTGCACCATCAGCAAATAAATTTTCTCCATCAGTAAATACAAATTGTTCACCAGTTAAATCTGGATTTAAATATTTTACAAATAAAGTTATTGGGTCATCACCACTTGCATCAGCAGTTCCTACAACTGTTGCAGCCACACCAGATGTTGCACCAGTAATAATTTTATCTTTGTATGATGATATATTTGATGTAATGTCTGTTGTATTAAAAGTACCTTGAATCTTAACAGCATAATACTGTTTATCCATTCCAACTTCACCACCAGATATTATTGCACCTTCTTTGAAGATGTTTCTACCCATTTCTTCAACTTGATTTTGAAGTATAGATTGTTGTGAAGTTAATTCTCTAGCTTGTACTGCGAAGCCAGGTCTATATAATACTTTATGAAAATTTTTACTTGTATCAAAATCATCATAATATGGTGATACATTTAAATTTGTTTTTTGTGCCATTCTTAAAACTCAACTATAATTTTAACATCCTCTGTTTGGTCAGATGCTCGTGAAATAGGTCTTCTGTTTTCTATATAAATTATGTCTCCACTATCTGGGTGCATTTCTGGATTTGCATAACCACTTGAAAATGCTATACTATCAACAGTTTCAGAACTAGTTGATGATGGTGTACCAGATGCACTAGAGTCTGCACCAGTTATTGCATTTGCACCAGAAAATAAAACTGTATTACTTGCAGTATTCACACCATAGTTTGAAAATCTTTCTTGTTGATAATATAAAATTTTATTTGTTGCATCCCATTCAACAACTCTACCTACTGCACCAGTAGATGCTTGAGTTATTTTTTCATCTGCATCAAAATCTCCACTTGGTGAAGGAATATAAATTGCATAAGTATTTCTTGCAGTTGAAGCAGTGAATAATGTTGAACTATTAAATTGAGTTGGGTTTTTCATAATACCAACTTGTCTGAAATCATTTGCAACTGTGATATCATTACCTTCTTCTTGTTCAAACTTTGTATTTAAAATTACAAAGTGTCCACCTAATTCTTCTACTGCATCATGTCCGTGTCCAACTTGAGGTGATATGATTGGAGTTATAGTTCCAGCAGTTGCAGAGTTCCAAGTTGATAAAGTAGAACCACTAATTAAAGATGTTGCACCAGTATCCGTATAAACATTAGTTCCTGCTAAATCTACTGTTGCAAAAGTATAATTTGCACCACCAGCTTGTACTGATGATACACCAGTTTCACCAAACCTTGTAATTACATTTGAACTCACAACAACTTTAAGTATTGCACCACTTCCATCACCAGCAACCTTTACATAGTAAGTTCCGTCTGGATATCCACTACCTTGACTTGTTACCAAGAAAGTATCAATCGGAGCACCATTAAAAGGTGCAGAGTCTGTACTTGTTGTTACTGCACCAGATGATACAGTTGAGTCTGTTGCGACTGCCATAAAGTCTGTTGTTAAAAATTTATCTACTTGAGTAGTTGTCAATGTGTACATATATTGTAGAAAATAACCACCAACAAATTGTTTTACTGGAGAAGTAAATGTAGGTTCGGTTGTCAATGCGATTTTGTTTCCAGAAGAATTTAAGTTATACAAAACTTTGTAAACTCTAAAATCTGAAGTTATGAAAAAAAATGTAGAATCAAAAAGATTACTTGCACCAGTTTGATTTGAAGGATTAGCTGCACTGATGTTATGTTCATACATATCGTAAGTAGTACCAGATACATATGTTCTTCTAGGAACACCTCTTGATACATCAGAAGCTGCAATCGCATTTGCACCTAACATTGAATCCCATCTATAATTTTCTGATGTAATATCATCTACTGGAGTTGGTGGAGAAGTATCACTTCCACCAGAAGTTCCACTTGTAAAAGGAGTTGATTTTCCTACAAACATATAATAGTTTTCGTTTGTTTCAGAAAATGATTCCTCAAACTGAGCGGCATTTATTTGTCTAAATTTTTCTGTAATAATCGCAGCCATTGTTATTCCTTCTTACTATTTAGTCCATCTTATGATGGTTCTTTTGGCCAAGTAACTTTATTTACTTTGTCCTCAGTATCTAATCCATTTGTCAAATCTCTTAACTCTTGTCTATAAGTTTTCCAAGAAGAACTCATACTTACATCAGAGTTGGCCATCCAATCTGATTGTGCAAGTTTATTATTTCTTTCCATTCTTAAACCAGCAATCGCTCTATCGTAAGCACCTTTTGCCCACTCTACATCTCTTGCTTCAAGTTCTTTTATTTCTGTTTCGGTCAAAGGTACTTTTTCACCATTAACCATTTTATGTGTGTATGCCATTTTTATCTCCTATGACTTATTACTTTGACAATCCATATATAGTCGCATATCCAGTCATTGTTCCAGACGCTGGATATATTTTAAAATAATTTTGTTTTGTTTCTAATTTAAGTTCACCACCACCTTCCCAAGTATAATCAGAACCTTGTGCGTTTATATTTGCATTAACTTTAATCCATTTATATCCAGTTGTTTCTCTAAAGTTTTGTAATCTAATAGACATTACAAGAACATCACCAGTTTGATTGCCTGGACTCCAACCAGTTGACATATAGTTTGATGAAGTTACCTTACTACCACCAGATGATGATGTATCGTTTCTTGAATGTTGATATGCAAAAGTTGTAGTATAACTATTTGTTACACCATTGTCTGGACTTATTTGAAATTGCAATCCAGCATTTGCAGAAAATATTAGTTTAGTTTCAACTAAATAAGTAAGATAAGTATCAGTAATTAATGTGTCACCAAACTCTACACTAGATGAACCAGAGAAATCTGAATGTGATAGTTTAACCAATCCACCAGCACTTCCAAATTCAAATCCAGTTCCAGCACTATCAACTTTAAGTGCAGTGCCAGCAGAACCTAATGTATTAATATTAAATAATCCTATTTTATCTACAAAAGTTTCATCATATAATATTCTGTGATTTGCATTTGAACTAGAACCATCAGTACCATCTAAAACTAAAAAATCACCAGCGTCTGCCGTTCCGTTTGTGGAATTTAAAATGATAGAATCTGATGAAATATTATTTACTGCGGCTGATTGTAACTCATCACGAGTGATTGCACTAGAAGCTATTTCTGTTGAACCAACTGCATCATTTGGAATTTTTGCAGAGGTAACATTATCATCTAAAATCTTTGCAGTAGTGACAGCATTGTCTGCAATCTGTGTTGTTGAAATCGTTCCAGATTGTATTGCACCTACTGGTATTTTACTTATTGGCATCTATGAAACCTTCTTTCCAAAGTAACCAGTTTTTTCATCAATTTTTCTAGTTTCACCCTCTTTGTTTGCATCAAAAGGTGTTTTTGGTAATTCTATATAAGTAGAACCATCTGGTCTTTTTAATTTTGCACCACCAGTCGGTGATTGTTTTGTTATTCTAGTTACCATCTTAATTCCTTTTATTTATTATATTTATCACAATTTATTTCCATTGTAAAGACACTCCGTGTATTTTATTATTATTTTCAAGAGATGCACCAACTATTTTCCAACGAAGTTGTACTTGTGGTGACGCACTTCCAGTTAATGGAGTAGTACCACTAAAAATCTTAATACCACTTGACCCAGCAGAATATCCCTCATCTGTTAATGTAACAGAATTAAATGTTGTATTATCTCTAGTTACACTTGCATTAATCTCTGAATTTATATCATCAGCAAGTTCTGCAAATATTACAATTCGTGCTGTACTTGGCGTTGCGTTTGCAGTAAATGTATCGGATATTAAAGTCATAGAAGTGTTAGTAACAGTTGCATCAAATTGTAAAAATACTGCACCATCAGCACCATTAATTGGATTTGATTTAGTTGGGTTTGCACCATCACCTACAACTGGTGCATTGTCATCAAACAAAGTTCTTCCAGATGCTGGTAAAGTAGGATATATATCTGTTTTGAATGCAGCTTCGTGATTTATTGGACTTGATGGAAAAATTGGATTATCTTTAGTAATTGAAGGGGCAGGAACTAGAGATGTGTCGTGATAACCAGCACCACCACCAGATTTACCAGAGTGTCCTACACCACTATTCCAACCATCTCCACCACCTCTGTAACCAGAACCGCCGCCACCCATATCATACTGTCCAGGCGAAGGTGGATTATAAGCTGCACCACCTCTAAAATATTGTGCAGGCCAAGATATACCGTCTCCTGCTTGAGTTGTAGAACCAGTTCTACCACTACCTTTAGCACCAACAGATGGAGAAGTTGGTGAAGGGTCGTAAGGTGATGTTGGGCCTCTTCCTCCACCACCAGATGCACCCTCTGGATATGAAACTGAACTAATTGTTTGAGAACCATCACCACCTCTTCTACCTTGACTAAAATCTCCAGCAGAACCACCAGTATGTGGTGCATATATATCACCAGCCCCACCACCGACTGCAAGAACAGTTAAAGGTGCAGAACCAGGCGTTGCAGTTCCACCGTGACCAGGCCCTGCAGCTGGTGTTCCTTGTGGATTTGAAAAAGGAGAAGGGCCACTATCATCAACAAAAACCATACAGCCTGGTTGAATTGTTGCCTCACCATTAAATATGACAGATGCACCACCACCTTGAGCGTGAACTCCGTGTCCACCACCACCTATACCACCAGTTGGTAATTGAGGAGTTGCATTTTTATAACCACCACCAGCAACCATTATATCCCAAGTTGTTCCTCCCATTTCTGGGTCGTTGATTGTTGCCTTTACAGAACCACCAGCACCACCATTATTAGGGCCGCCTGGATATGAACCACCACCTCCACCTATTAATGTTGCAGTACACGAAGTTGTTACACTAGGCCAAGTTATATTTGCAAAACTTGTAAGTTGTGTTGCTTTGTAGTAATTAGTTGAAGAAGTATATTGGGGATATGAAGTTGTATCTGCAATCGCTTGTGCTTCTGTTGCACCAACAACTTGTGCATTGTAAGTTAAAATTGGTGCTTGAGATGGATCAGCAAGATGAGCAGTGCTTGTAGTTAATAATAATTCAACATTATTTACTTGTTGATTTGCGAAAAAATCTCCAGATGAATCATATATTGTATTTGTACTTTCAGATGTGTCTACACCAGTGTTATCGTGAAATTCGTCTACTACACCATCTATCAGATTGAATACAGTTAAACCATCATTGACTGCAAGTTTAAAACCTAAAACACCAATATTAAATGCATTACTATCTATTGCACCAGAAGGATTTAAACTTGTTTGTAATTTTGATTCAGTGATATCACCATCTTTGATATTAATACCATCAACTCTTGTTGTCATAACTTATCCCCATTGTAATGCAACACCGTGTATTTTATTTTCAGCAGTTTGATTACTACCAACAATTTTCCAACGAACTTGTACTTGAGGACTTGCAGTTCCAGTTAATGGAGTAGAACCAGTAAATATTTTTGTACCACTACTACCACTTACATAACCAGTATCTGTTAATGTGATTGCATCAAAGGTTGTATTATCTCTTGTTGCAGAAACTGCTACATCTGTATTTAAATCGTCATTTATCTCTGCAAATAAAACTATTCTTGCTTTTGTTGGCACTGAGTTTGCAGTAAATGTATCTGATACTAATGTACTACTTGCAGATGAAGTTAAAGACTCCATTTCTAATACGACTAGTTGTCCACTACCACCTAAACCACCTCTTTTATCTGCATATGAACCACCTGGCCCTCCACCAAAAGAACCACCTCCACCACCAGTATTTGCAACACCATCTTCACCTCTAGCATTTTCTGCTGGAGATTTAGTTGGGCCTGGTTGATGACTTCCGTCTCCACCACCTCCAACACCACCTTCAACTTTAGCGCCTGGAGCATAAGAACCACCACCTCCACCACCACCGACATAACCATCTGGATGACCATAACCAGCAGGAAACCAATTTAATTGTGGGTTGGGAGGCCCTACTGCAATACCAGCACCTCCAGTACCACCAACAGATGGTGGTGCATCACCACCTACGGCACCAGCGCCACCTCCTCCACCGCCACCATAATTAGAGCCTGGACGAATTTCACCACCATCAAATCCTTGTTGTGTGAAATCACCAGCAGGATGTCTATTTTCTCCAGTTTCACCTTCACCTACTACACCTTCACCTTGCCCGCCACCACCACCAGAACCGCCTGGAGCACCATCTGTGTATTCTAGGCCAGGAAATAATGGGTCAGAACTGGGTTCACTATAAGTATATGCGTGACCACCACTTCCACCACCCTCTGCTAAGACAGTAGGGCCAAAAGTTGTATCTGCGCCTGGTTTAGAACGAGTACCAGGCGGTGAAGAAAATGGTGAGTAAGTTACCCACTCTGTGGGTCTTGAAGGGTGTGCAGAACCAACTGCTGGATAAGATGGGTGATTAGGTACAAAATGACCCTCACCACCAGCACCAACATTTACTGCAACACCAGAACCACCAGTTACTGGAACATCAGCATCTAAAAATACACCACCAGCACCACCGCCGCCGCCGCCTCCATTACCAGGCCCAGAACCACCACCAGCACCTCCGCCACCAAGTGCAAAAACTTTAACGACAGTTGTTGTAGGTTCAACACTATATGTGCTAGGCCCAGTTGATGTTATTTGAGTTAAAGATGCTTGTGGAGATGGAATAGGATTAGGGCCATCTAAATTTGAATAGAAATCGGAACTTGAATCATATTTTGCAGTTACATTTTCTGATGTGTCTATACCACTTTCACTGTTAAACTCATCAACGACACCATCAACTAAATTAAAGATTGTTAAACCTTCATTGACTGCAATTTTAAATCCTAATACACCAATATTAAAAGCATTACCATCTGTTGCACCACTTGACTTTGCAGCTGCATTTAAATCATCTGTTGTAACTGAACCATCGGTAATATTGTCACCAGTAATTTTTGTAGTCATTTAATTATCCTATACTACTAAATATCTGACACCAATCTGTACTGTATTTGCTGGTGCAGTTGTAAAAGTTAAAGTTGTACCAGACACACCATAATCGGTGGTTGGTTTTTGAACAATTCCATTCTCTGTTACGATAACACTATTTACTGTATGTCCTGCTGTAATTGTAAATGCAGTTGTAGAACCATCACCAGTAAAATATGATGATGAATAAGTAAATGCAGCTTTAGCATTTGTTACCGAATCGTCTTGAAGTTTTGCAGTAGAGATTGCATTATCACTCACACTTCCTATATTAATCTCATTTGTCGTAGATAAATGAACCACCACTATAACAGCAGCTGTCCCTGGCGCAGAAGTAAAAGTTATTGTAGAACCAGAAATTGAAAAGTTGGTTGTATATTTTTGAAACACACCATTTACAAATGCTATTACAGTTGATGATGGATTTTGAGGAACTCTTGATAAAGTAAAACCAGTTGTTGAATTATCACCAGTAAATGTATCTACGGTTGGAGTTGTATCTGTAACTGCTCTTGCAGAAACTAATTGTTGTCTACCAAGATAAACTACAAAACATCTTACAGAGTTTGCTGGTGCTGATGCAAATGTAATTTTTTGAGAACCACTAACCATTGCAATATCATATGCACTACCTGGCTCTTGAATAACACCACCTAAAGAAACAATAATAGAAGTTGCAGAAGCAACTGTGTGGGTTAAAGTAAATTGTGTAGTTGAACCATCACCAGTAAAGATGTCTTTTTCAAATGCACCAAACGAAGGTTCTTTTCCAATATATGCCATTTTTTATCCTTTAGGGTACTTGTCTTTAATCGCTTTAATTTTTGTTTTCCAACTATCAATTCCATTATGATAAATTTCATCTAGTTGGTCTACGATACTTGGATACTCATCTGCTCTTTTATATTGATATTCATTAGGGTCTTTCCAAGCATTAACCTTTGTCCAATCAACAGTAACTTCTTTGTTATCTTTATCAGTTGCAATAATAGTTTTTTCTGTACTACCATTTATGGTTACTACTGAGGTATGTATTGCTCTTATTGCTTTATGTAAATCCATTATCCTCTCACTTCCATTAAAATTATTGATGATGCAGTTCTTGCTATAGTTGAATTATCTGAATCTGCTTGAGTTTTGTTTATCGTACCAGTTCCTGCTTGTACTTTATATTGTAACTTGTATGTTGTTGCAGATGTTGTACTTGGTGAGTCTAAAAAATTAAAAGTAAGAGTTAAACTAGAATTGGTGTCATTTATTCTTGATTGAGCAGATGCTTGTGCGTGTGAACTGTCTGCATCACCAATAAATATGTCTGTACTACCTCTGACTAATTTCATCATTCCATTATTACCACCACTTGTTGATGTATTAGAACTTACCATTACTAACACTTTACTTGATGTACTTGATGGTGTTATAGTTGCAGAAAATCCAGTTACATCTGTATACGAGGTGCTTGTTGTAGAAAAATCATCTGTTTTAGAAGTTTGAACAACTTGTAATATTGTACCAACCGATGTAACTGACCCAGAACCTTTTAAGTTTAAATTATCTACTGTTAATGTTCCCATTATGTTACTCCGTATAATTTCATTTTACCACTCGTGAAAGTTCCAGTTGATAATTCTATTTTTATGTGAGTATGATTAGATGATGAATTACAAAATGCACTTCCAACTGTTCTACATTTTGCCATACCAGATGGATGCACATGACCAGTATGATAATTCAAAGATGGATATGTTCCGCCTGTGATAAATAACCGACCATCACAAAGTTCGCCAGTACCTCCACCCCACTGATTAGCACCATAGTGCAAAGATATATGGGCGGCACTGCTTGGATTACTTGCTACAGTATAATGAGCATTAGAGTAAACTGTTGTGTCCATTGAGTGTGAATAGACAGAACTCGTAGTAAATGTGTCAACTGCTGTACCAAAAGTTATATTCAAATTTGAACCAGCAGCTGTACTATGAACTAGTCTAATTAAATCAAGTATACAAACATCATTAGTTGAAATGTCAAATATTGCCGAGGTTGCACCACTTGATATTGTTGTGTCTGTTAATAATACCATACCAACACCAGCACTTTTTAATGATGCGTTAGAAAGTAAAGTTGTTGATGCAGCTCCATCTGTGATGAGTGCAGTACCATCTCTTTTTTGTAAGTTATCTACTTTTAATGTACCCATTACACTAATCCATAAAGTTTAAATGTTCCTGCTAACACATTTCCACTTGAACAATAAAATGATATATAATTTATAACTGAGGTGTTATTAAAAACCATTCCATTTATGTCACCACCATAATAATTTGTATCATCACTATAATCAGTTACATAATGACCAAAAAAACTTTTATGACCACCACCACTCACAGTTAAATTATTAAAACGAAATTCATAACAACTTCCTTTGCCTGCAGCGTTATTCATATAAAATCCGTGATTATAATATCCAGAATTATTTGATGAACCACTAGAATCTGCACCAGTTTGAGTTTTACCACCAGAACTTCTTGCACCATAACTTTCAGAAAGAAATGAACTTCCATTATCAGCAGAAAACTTAAAACTTAAAGATGCTTGGTCTGTTACTGGTCTCAAATTGTTTATTACCACATAATAAGATTCATAGTCAGTTGTAATCACACTACTATCAAAATTAATACTAGCAGAAGAAGATGCTGTTTGTGTTGAAAGTAATGTAAAACCAACATTAGAACTTCTTAATTGTGCAGCTGGAATCGCACCGTTAGTAATGATTGCACTACCAGATTCAGTTTGTATATTATCTACTTTTAATGTACCCATAAAATCTACCTAAAGTATAACAACATCTCCCTCTATTGTCAATGTATTACCAGAAGTAACCGTAAGGGGCCCAACTGCCATTGCATTGACTCCTTGAGGAATCGTAAGTGTTTCATTTAAAAATTTAGTGTTTGCTCTAAACTGTGCTGATTGTCCAAAAGATTGAGGAATGGCATTTGCATCTAGGACATCATCGTGTTGAACTTTATCACCAGCATTAGCACCAGCACCGTCTGTGCCATCAAGAATTAAATTATCACCAGCATTTGAACCTCCACCATCTGTTCCGTCAAGTATGACATTTACAGATGCACCGAGACTAACTGATGCATTAATCTTTGCAGTTGTGATGGCACCGTCTGCGATACCATCAGTTGGAAGTTGAAAGACGGCCATAATTTATCCTATGATACGGTTGCACCATTTACTGAAACTACATTCCAGTTTGAACCATTGTATATTAAAATAACACTTTCACCAACAGCATTAAATAAAATACTTGATGGTACATTGGTAGAGTTTAAGTTACCATTTGATTGTGTCATTGTTGCATTGTTACCAGCAACGGTCATAATGATTATTTTTCTTTGGCCAACAAAACGACCAGCAGAAAGAGTAAGTGATGCAGTACCACTAGCAGTATTTAAAAGTGATACTTCAATATCATCATCTAGTGCGTTAGAACCACCAGCACCAGTGATGGTTTCACTTGCAGAACCTTGAAGTGTTGATGTTTTGTTTGGTAGTGTGACTGTAACATTACCAGCATATACAGCGTGAGCTGGAGATTCTATTGCAACATAGTGTGCATTTGAACTCTCACAATATAATCTCACTTGTGATTTTGCACCACTATTCTTTATATCAATAATACCAGTTGTAAAAATGATATCATCATCACCATTTATTTTAAAGTGAATAGTGTCGTCTGTATCGGCAGTAATAGATGTATCAGCGTCTGCATCTAAAACTAATTCTTTACCATTAAGGTCAAGTTTAGTTGCAGTCATCTGAAATATATCAGCACCACCTATTTTGAAATCTATTGTATCATCTGAATCAGCAGTGATTGAAGTATCTGCATCAACATCTAATATTAGTTCAGAACCATTTAAGTCTAAACTTGTGGCGATTACTGGTGCAGTCAAAGTTACTACTGTTGCAGTTGCACTAAGACCACTTGTTAGTGCAGAACCAGTACCTAATAATGTGTACAGTTCTACAAAGTTATCGTTTACCTTGTCACCTCCAGCTCTGAGGGTATCGCCTGTCCCATCATTTGCTGAACTTCCAAGTCCGATAGATTGATATGCCATTCCTATATCTCCTATTTTCTACTTTTATTTATAAAGGTTAAGTTGCAGTATTATCAAAAGTTAATCCCATATCTGATAAAGTTGCATCAAATCTAAATGCACTTGCATCAAATGTAGTTGTTATATTTGCAGTTTGTGAGAAACTAAAGTCTGCATCAAATCTTGCATAGTCTCCACCTAATGTATCATCAAATTTATATAATGTTTGTGAGAAGTCAAGTGGATTAGTTAATCCAGCAAAACCTATATCAAACTTGACACTATTTGAGTCAAATGTTTTGTGTGTCTCAGAGAAGTCTAAGAACTCTTGACCTAATGTATCTATTGTCTTACCACCAGCATTGTCTTCATCAAATGTTTGTCTAATATCATCAAATGTTCTAAAGTCCATATCAAATGTTTGGAACATTCCAGTTTTAGTTATTCTTAACTCACCTCTTGGTGGTACATTAATTCTTGTAGTAAATGCAGATGGAGGTATAAAGTTTCTACTTTCATCAAAGAACCTTGTTGTGGAATCAAAGTTTTCTTCATCAGTATCACTAAATCCACCAGTAACAGATACTTCATTTATTTTTACATCTTTAAATTGGTCAATGGTAAAGTATGTGTCTACATTTTCATCATCACTTAAAAATCCCTCTTGCATAAATCCATATTTTGCAAGGTTAACTAAGAAAGGTGCAAATGATGATGAGGTTGCACCTCCCATTGTAATAGAAACAGAACTTGATAATGTTAGTTCTCTTTTACCAGATGGTAATACTGTTCCACCACCACTAGTATTTTCTTGATAACCTATGGCTGGTGCAGTATTTAATGTTGTTCCGTCACTTGTTGTACCTAACCTACGACCAAATACAGTTGTGAATAGAGTTGTAAGTGTAGATGCAAGTTCTGGAGTAAATGTTTCAGTATCACCTACATATCCAGAAATTTCAGAACCAGTAGGTATTGTAAGTTGTGCATTGACTAATGATGCAATAGTAACTTGTCCGAATACTGCAAACCCAGCAGGGTGTGTTGCAGTTCTAATACTATCACGCCACTCATTAATTGATTCACCTATTTTTACAACATATGAAAAATCTTGATAATAATATGAATCTTGTATTCTCATAGTATCTTCAGATACAAAACCTTTTGAACCTATGAAGTTACCAGTTGTTCTACCAGTTGCACCAGTTGTTAGTTCACCATCAGCAGTTAAACATTGAACAACTATTGCACTTGCAGAACCAGTTGTAATTAAATCACCCTCTTCTGGTGTATGCGTTGAGTTAATTTTTATAGTTTGTTTTCCACTATCAAAAGATACAATCGTACCTTGAGATGATGTTAATCCTTCTGTTGCAACAAATGTTCCAACAATGTCTTTTACTAAAACAGTTTTGTTAAATCTTACACTATCTCTAACTGTTTCCTCATTTAAGATTGCATCACCCTCACCCTCATTCTCTAATAATATTTTTTGGCCAGGTATTGCTTCACCAGTAACAGTCGCATCTTCTAGTATATGATAAACAGAATCATTTTTATAACCAGAACCAAAATTTCTAATACCAACTTCTGTTACACCACCAACACCAGATGTAGATTTTGCAAGAAGTTTTGCACCAGTTCCACCAGATACAGTTATGGTTGGTAGTTTTGTATAACCATTACCCTCATTAGTAATTCTTATTCTTGTAATCTCACCTTGCTCTTGGGTTGGTAATGTTGCAGTTTCTAATTGAGTAAACTGTTCGTTTTCAAATAATAATACATCATCACTATCTGATATTTCCATAGTGATTCTAGAAACACCGTCACTTTCTTGAACTATGTTATCGTCTGCATCATCACTATTTGCATTAGTACCATCAAGAACAATATGGTCAACAGTTGCATCTTGTTCTAATATTAAAAACTCTGGTTCAGATTCTTCTCTTAGTAATCTAAAGTTTCCTAATTCATCCTCTAATATAAAATCGTTATCGTTATCTACTGGTAATGATTGTCTAAATCTTTCAGATGTATGAGTTTCTTCACCAACTAATACACCAGTTTGTATTGCACTCGTAACAACTGAATCTTCTGTTAATATTTTTGAATTTGCATTTGAACTATTTGCATCTGTTCCATTTAAAACTATATTAGTGACACCATCAGAATCGTCTTCTATTTGAATATGATTTGTAATAAAGTTGTCTGGGTCAACTGGTGTTTCAATAATTATATTATCACCAGCATCAACATGAGGAGTTGCAGTTCTATTTAAAACTATATTGATATTTTCAAAGGTTGCATCTTCTTGTTCTATATCACCGACATCATTAACTACAATACTTTCTCTTTCATCCGTGATAATGTTATCACCAGATGTTGCATTTTCTAATTGTATTGAACCACCTACAATATCAACATTTGCCTCTGCACCAGTTCCGTCTGTATCACTATTATCAAATTGTAGTTGAGCTCCATTTGTATAACCAGTACCAGAATCGTCAATGATAATTTCATCTATTCTACCTTTTGATACATCTGCAACAACCATCTCTGCAAAACCATCACCACCTATGACAGTTACTGGGTCATTGATTTCATAATACTGACCAGACCTACTAATATCAACACCAGAAACAATTTCTTGTACGACTGCAAAAATATCAAAATCATTATTAGGGTCTGTTCCTAAAACAGTTTCACCTATTTGAAATGTTCCAGTAATAGAATTATCTGCGATTCTTAATTGTGCAAATGCTTTACCACCCTCTGTAAATTTAGTAACTGTTGTGACCCTTGCAGTTGCACCAGATGTTCTACCAGTTATTACTTTGTTTGAAAGATTACCAAAGTTTGATGTACCAGTTTCTATAACTTTCATAACAATTTCTGTGTCCCAGAAACCATCTGAAACTCTCAACATATTATCTCTAGGAAATACTATTTCAGCTTCTTCATCAAATAGTAATCTAAAGAAATATTTGTGTCCATCAATAGTACCTTTAGAAGTATATAAGTCTTTAATTGTTTTTATTAGTTGTCTTTTTGATACACCACTTGCAACAGTTTCACTAATACCTTCTAAAAATGAATCTCTAAATTTACTTAGAAAATCATATATTGTATTATCTACATCTGCATAATCTAAAAGTTGTTGAATGTTTTGTATTGGGTTTGCACGAAATTGTGTAATAGTGGCTCGTGCATTAGATGTTAAACCTTGAATCTCTTCATTGGTTTCAAATTTATTTTGTGAGGTAATATATAATACTTGATTATCGTCAAAGTCATCAATTAATACTGTCGCAGTCGCATTAGATGTAAGACCTTTGATTGTCTCACCCACTGTAAACTTTGCGACTGAATCTTCTAATACAACATTCTCATCACCTTTTTCATTTAGAATATAATTAGTAGAAGTTGTTTCTTGCAATACATAATTTACTTCACCAGATATCGTAAGTTGTCCACACTCAAGATATCTATAATAATCTTTTAAAAATTTTACAAATTTTGGATGGTCAGATTTTAAGAACTCTGGAACGAATTCTTGCAATAAGGGTGAGATTTTTTTGTCAAATGTAGAAGACATTAGTAACCACTTGAAGAACTAGTTCCAGTAGAAATATAAGATGTAGAAGTATCAGCAGTTGTAACAGCAGCTGATGTTGTCGCAACAGATGAACCAGAACTTGAGGTTGCAGTATCTACCTTTCCTTCAATAGTTGAATTAGGTAAATCTATTTCTAATATATTGTTTCTCAAAGGTATAATATCTGGAGATGATGGGACTGCAACTATTCTAATTTGTGTAGATGTTGCACCATCAACATTAGATATACTTGTTATGTTTGCACTAGGTATAGATACTTTACCAGCAATATAATCAACAGTACCAAAATTTGCATCTACAATAGTCTTCGTTGTACCAACAAAATAATAAGTTCTTAACGCACCGTCTTTATCATCAATAAAAAGTTCATTATCATCTCCACTTATTTTAAATCCAGTTGACGATACGACAGCTTCGTGACCACTATGTGGATTGTATATTGAGTTACCAAAATTTACTTCGTATGAAGAGTTAGTGTTAAGAGTTGGTGTTATTTTTTTAGACATTTGAATAGTAGTTACATTAGAAGTTATTGAATTATCAGTATCATCTATTTGTCCAATTAAATCTGAAAATCTAAATTGTGAATTAAATTGTTCTAAAGTATTTGCACTATAAGTTGTGAGAGTAGTTGTTACTAATGCAATTAAATCATTAACAGTTTTTGTAGTGATTGTAGAATTATATTTAAAATTAGTAGTCAATCTAATTTGAATAGTTTCTGGGTCAACTATTTCTGTTCTTATAGATGCAACATTATAAGGTTTTAAAGAATTTTGTATTGTGGTCTTTTGAGAATTTGTTAATGTATTACCGTCAATAGTCTTTATTGATATATAAACCACTCCATATTTTGGTGGGTCATTATCCTCACCACCCCAAACTGAAACAGCTGCAGTATCTGGAAAAACTTGTCTTACAAATACTTTATAATCATTTACTGTTACTGCTCTATTTTGTGCAGAGTAATCTAAAGGTGCATTAAATTTAATACTATCAATAGTTTCTCTTGTTGCACCACCAGAGGCTGCACTTGTTGTTGTAACAGTATATGCAGTAGAACCACCAATCTGAGAAGAACCAGTAAGACTAGTTGCACCGTTAGCTAAAGTTTCGTTAGTAACGATATATTCTAAAATAACTATATTACCATCAGATAATTTTTTACCTATTACACCATCACCAAATAATATTTCGTGTTGTCCGTCTTCAACCTCTTGTACAAAGTATATATTAGAAGTAGATGTTGCTTGAACTATGTCAGCAGATTCTGTATATGTTTGAGTAGTAGAATCAGTAGATGAGTTTTGTACAGTTATTTTAAGGGTTGACATATCTGCTTTTACATCTGGTATAATAAATCTTTGGTCAACATTATCTGCATCAACAGTATATCTTGTTGTAATTAATGTCCCTTCAAATACTTCTAATCCTTCAAACCTTAATACATTATTTTCTCTAGATTTTGTAACTGCTTCATTTGTAATAAAAAAGTATGGAACATTATTAAGAGATGATTGAAAAGAAAATCCTTTTGGTATTGTTGCAGTTGATATACCAGTGACTGCATTAATCTCCACATTAATTATAGCTTTAGGTGCTCGTGAACTTCTTACTTTATAACCTAATAGTTTTGCGTGTGATACAACTGAAGAACGAAGTTGTGCAGTATCAAGAAACATTTCATTACCCATAAGGTTTGCGTTCATAGCTTGATAGTGCGTGTTGTATGCAAGAACATCTAATAAGATATTCATACCAGACCCTTCAAAGTCGTAGTCTGTAAATTCTGTTTGATTTTTTAGAAATGTTTTTAAATTATTTTTAATACCATCAAAGTCTAATTCTGTAATTCTTAATCTTTCTTTATTTGCCATTATCTTATTCTCTCTAGTATAAACTCAAATGATATTAGTTCGGTTGTTGCATTAATAATAAAAAAATCTAATCTGACATTGTAAGCATTTCTGTCTATGTCTGGTGTGCAATCAACTCTGTGTATTAGAATTCTTGGTTCGTGTGTTTCTAAAACATTTGTAATATTGTGAGTTAATACTCCAGCAGTTAATGTGTTTAAAGGTTCAAATAAAGATTGTCTAATATTAGAACCTATCTCTGGATGAAAAGGTTTTTCATAATGATTGATTGATATAAGATTTCTAACACTTCTTTTGATTGCCTCTACATCTGTAACTTTAGTAATATCTTTAGTAACTGGATTCTGATTAAAGTTTAAACTCAAATCCTTAAAGATACGATTACTTCGTTTTTCATTATTTATTTGTGCATCAAATAATAAATTACCAGTTGTTAGTGCCATATCTTATCCTATCCACCAGCAAATACTGTTGTATTTTTTCTACAAAGTAACGCAGTAGTACAAGGAGGTACAAGAGTATCTGTTAATCTTCCAACATTTGAACCTTCTGCAAAAACAGTTGATGAACCAAAGGCTATAGTCATTGAGTGCTTAGGACAAGGTTCACCATTATATTCATGGAAACTATTGATACCTTGTGCAATGGTTCTGACTGGAGCTCCGTGAGTTAAAACTGTTCCACAACCGTCCATTACAGTTCCTTGGCCTGGACAAGGTGGTGGATGTGGTGTATCTAAATCACCTATGTTATGAATTAATAATCCCATAAATATTCCTTTTTAACTATTTATTACTTATGGATGATAGGGTGAATAATAATTACCAACAAATGCTGGTGCAAAAGAAAAATCATTTACTACATCGTGTGATAACATAAATGTTTTACATTCAGTTGGTTGTTTAATTTCGTGTTCTGTTGTCACCCCAGTGATAGGGTCAGTTTCTGATACGGTTTCCGTTTTAAAAAAACAGACAGTCACATTATATAAAAAAGTATATGATGATGTAGTATCTTGATTAAAAGTAACAAGATTATAAGCTATACCATTTACAGATGTATCTTCTACTGTTGACGGCATTAAGTCTATACCTTTTAACTCAGTTTCATCTAACCTATTATCTTTACTTTCTTCTCTAGGTAAAAAAAATCCAATATCATTAAACTTACGACTATAAAATCCAGATGTTGTTGCAGAAGTAACTCCATTTGTTATTGTAATGTCTGGTTCAGTATCTGCGACATAATCTTCGTATATTAATTTATCAAGATTAGATTGTACTTCATCACTATCATTTGTTGCATCTTCTAATAATAAAGTTGCATCTTCTACTGCACTTTCTCTTAATACTTTATCTCCAGCATCTGCACCAGAAAGATTAGTACCATCAAGTAATAAATTAGAACCATCTTCTAATATTATAGTATCAGTAGATGCAGTTGTGCCAGGTTCTAAAACTAAATTGAAAAATTCTCTTTGTAATGTAAGTGTTGTAGATACTATTGTTTCTTGAGGGCCAGGACTTGCAGTAACAGTTCTTGAAAATGTTTCACTATGTCCACTTAATACTCTAGTTACATCTGCAAATTTTGTTGCTGGTGATATTGTTACCATTATCCTTGTCCACGATACTTCTTCCAACTTCTTCTTTTATGTTTATTCATAGTTGAAGTTTTAACTCTACCTCTACCAATAGATGTTCTTTTAAAAGTAGGTTCATAGACTGACATTGTGTGCATTTTTTTAGCCATAGTATTCTCCTAGTTCAAGTCAATTCTTGGTGCAGTCACTTTATAATTACCACCAGCAGTGTGAGTTATTTTTGCACCAGCTTTATTTGTTATCGCAGCACCAGCTTTCTCAGATATAAATCCACCAGCAGTATGAAGTATTGCACCTCCAACTGTGTTCATTTGAGCACCACCTATTGTATTGGTTTCAGCTGCACCAACAATTTTAGTTCTAGCTGCAGCAATATTTAAAGAGTCTGTGGAATATATCATTGTATTTCGTGAACCTTTAATAACTTCTGTTTTATTTCCGTCAACTTGTATATTCCAGTTACCTTTAATATATGTGTTACAGTTTTGGTCAATCGTTAAATTACAAGTTCCTTTTATGTTTAC